AATGAAGGAAAAATCGGGGCTAAAAAGCCAAATCAAAATGGCGGATAGCGTAATTGAGAAAGTGGCTGCCTTCTATGGTATGTCTAACTCGGATATTAGAGGCAAATGCCGTAAACGTGAACTGGTAAAAGCCAGATGGATAGCTATGTATTATATTAGGGAGAAAACAGACTTTACCCTAAATACCATTGGCGATATGTTTGGGCGAGACCATACTACTGTTATCCATGCTTTAGAAACAATTAAGGATATTATGTCTTTAAAGTACGAAACCGATCTAAAAGAAGATTTGATAAATATTAAAAGATTTATTTGATTTATTCACAAATTAGTTATACTTTTAATTATTAAATAACAAAAAACCTACACTATGCAAGAACTACAACAGATTAGACCGACCTACGAACTTATCAACAAAGATAGTCTTTTGAGCCTATCAAATGAGTTGGCAAGTCTTATTAAAGAGAAAAAACTAAGCACAAACATTCAAGGCAAACAATTCGTAAACGTTGAGGGCTGGGGTTACGCTGGAGCAGCAATTGGATTGATTCCAATTATTACCGAAGTAAAAGACCTAAGCAAAGAAAATGAAGTTAAATACTGGGCAACGTGCGAGGTGCGAAATATTACTACCAATCAAGTGGTTTCAATCGGACACGCTATCTGCTCTAACAAAGAACGCACTAAAAGAACCTTTGATGAGTACGCTATTTGTTCAATGGCTCAAACAAGAGCAGAGGGTAAGGCTTATAGACTTTTATTAGGTTGGTTGATGAAAGCAGCAGGATTTGAAGCAACTCCAGCTGAAGAAATGGATTTCTCTAAGGAACAAGCACCTTATATCAAAAAGCACGAAACCCAAGACAATTTAGTAGTAGCTATTGATTTTTGTGAAAGTTTGACAGAATTAAAGCAACTTTACGAACTAAATATCACAATGATCCAAGAGAACCAGTTAAACGAATTATTTACTAACGCTAAAAAGAACCTATAATGAACAAAGAAGTACAACTTGAAAACTTACGAGATAATGTAAGATATTGGGAATACAGATTTAATAATTGTAGCCCACATCAAGCACGAAGTATGCAACAAATGGTAATTAAAGCTAAAGAGCAACTAAAAGAATACAAGAGAAAGTATTTCCCAGCTTTATTAGTACCACCAACTTACTTTATGTCCGAACCTTATGTAAGGATGTCGGATTGGGTTGAAAACTTTGAAGAATTTTCTAACTATTAAAAATAAAATTATGGCATTATCAACTTGCTGCGGAGGAGAAACAACAATGACAGAAATTGGCTTATGTCCAATATGCTTAGAACATTGTGATTGGGAAGAAATAGATGAAGAAGAACTTTTAGAAGACCAAAAGACGGAAGACAAAATAAACGAATTACAAATCAATAAAAACAATTAAAATGAAAGTATTAAACATTTGTCAAGAAGATATTAAATGGAAGCCAGTACAAACAAAGTCTGGAGTTAAACACTATGCCAATATAGCTGTTGATTACCTAAGAGAACCAGACGATAAAGGGAATGTTTTAACAGTATGGAACAATCAAACACAAGAACAAAGAGCAGAGAAAGCTAAAAAAGAGTATTGCGGTCGTGGAAAAGAATACAAGTTTGACGCTAAAAAAGAGTACGCAAACTCTAATAAACAAGAGCAAGAAGATCAAGATAACCTACCTTTCTAAATTATAACAAAAATTTAACAACTATGAAAACCCAAAAAGAACAAATCAAAAAGTATCTATTAAGTAGAAAAACAATTACTCCTATTCAAGCCTTAAATAAATTTGGATGCTTTAGATTAGCAGCGGTTATTTATAAGCTGAAAAATGATGGCTTAAAAATTGTTACTGAAATGGAATATAGTAAGAATAAACAATACGCAAAATACAGATTATGTTAGTACACGCATCCCTTTTTAGCGGTATAGGTGGATTTGACCTTGCCGCTGAATGGATGGGTTGGGATAACCTTTTCCATTGCGAATGGAATCCTTTTGGACAAAGGGTTTTAAAACATCATTTTCCTAATTCAATTTCTTATAATGACATTACTAAAACAGACTTCTCTATTCACAACGGATCAGTTGACATCCTTACTGGCGGATTCCCTTGCCAACCCTATTCAAGTGCAGGAAAACGACTTGGAAAGGAAGATGAACGCCATCTCTGGCCACACATGCTTAGAACAATTCAAGAAGTTAAACCACGTTGGGTCGTGGGCGAAAACGTACGCGGACTTACTAATTGGAATGGAGGGTTGGTATTCAACGAGGTGCAAGTTGAGTTGGAAAATGAAGGTTACGAAGTACAACCGTATTTACTTCCAGCTGCAGGTGTCAACGCTACCCATAGAAGGGATAGAATCTGGTTTATTGCCTACAATGATACCTACTCCAATAGCAGGGGATTGGAAAGGACAAAAGAGAAAGGATGGAACGGCGAGTATGTTAAGTGGGAAAGCCAGTCTGGGATTATTGCCAACCCCAACAACGAGATGCGATACGGGCAGAGAAGTAACAATAGTGAATGGCAAAATAAAGAACAACAGTCATACAACTGGAACGAATTACGGAATAACATTGGGTCAACTGGCGAAGAACAAAATGTTACCAACTCCGAACACTTTCGATTGGAACACGGCGAGAAGCGAGGAAGCATTAATAAAGGCGAAAGAACGACACAAAGAAAAAGGGGTGAATTTGCAAAACAGTTTAAGGCAGATGGCTGGTCAAGGTTCCCAACTAAACCCCCAATTTGTGGAGGAAATGATGGGATTCCCAGAGAATTGGACTCTATTACCTTTCCTAAATGGAGAAACGAATCCATTAAAGCCTATGGAAATGCAATAGTTCCACAAGTTGCACATCAAATTTTTAAAGCGATAGAAGAATTTGAATTAATGGTTAATAAGTAGTATTTTTGTAACGGATGTAGGATATCCATTATTAAACTTATTGGTCCAACGCTGAACCCTCAATCCTACTGGGGGGAACGCTGCGGACCTTTTTTATTTTATGAGTAAAGACCCAGCCGTGCTATTTTACACATCCGACTTTTTAAGTGGAACTTTTACTATGACCAATGAACAAGTTGGAATGTATATCCGTTTACTTTGTTTGCAACATCAAAAAGGCAAATTAACTGAAAAGGATATGCTAAGCATATGCAGAGCATATGATATTGACATTTGGAGCAAATTTAAAAATGAAGATGGTGCATTTTATAACGAAAGAATGTATAATGAAACAGTTAGAAGGCAAAAATTTAGTGAATCAAGAAGAAATAACGCTAAATCACCTAAAAATGAAAGCACTAGCAAAGCATATGCTAAGCATATGGAAACTGAAACTGAAAATGAAACTATAACTATAAATAGAACTAAAGCTAAAATTGAAATACTTGATCCAAAATTTGAAGAATGGTGGCTTTGGTACGATTACAAGGTTTCTAAGGATAAAGCAAAAAAGTCTTGGAATAAACTAAATGAGCAAGAAAAAGATTTAGCTTTACAATCCGTTCAAGCCTATGTAAGATCAACTCCAGATAAAAGTTTTAGAAAGCATCCAACTACTTACTTAAACCAAAAATCTTTTAACGATGAAATTATCACAAGAAATACAACAAGTCAATCAAGGGTTAGTCCAAAAGTTACCGCATGGGAGTCTCTCCAAGCAGTTGCTAAACAAAGTAGCGAAAGGCAGTAAAGGAGAAGTTTTTAACGAAATGTGTCGCTATATTCAAAAAGGCGAACCCAATCATTTAGCAGTAATTCAGAATGTACCAGTAAGCGAAAGATTACCAGCATTAGCAAAAATGTACGGAAATGATAAAATAGCTGGAGTGTTAAGTATTGCTATAACAAATGCATTAAATAATTTCAATTTAAGGGTTGGTATGAACCCTGAGCAAATAGCAAATTTATCATTTGAGTTAATAAACGAATCCGAGCAAGATCAATTAGCTTTACAAGATATTATGCTATTCTTAGATGGTTTGCCTAAGTTTAAATACGGCAAAGTTTATGATAGAATGGATATGCCTACATTCTTTGAGATGTTAGAAGTATATCGTGAACAAAGGCATCAAGCGTATGTTAATGCTAAAGAGGAGGCACACGCACAATTTAAATCTATGGGCGATACTAACCGAATGTCAAACGATACAGATAAAGAGGCTAACCGAAACGCAATAAACGATTATCTAAAAAACTTATCTAAATAATTGCCCAGCTTAAATTTATTAATTAACAATGGGTGTTGGTTATGTAAACGGCTGGGCATTAAACTTTAAACTATGAAATGGATTAAATTTTTCTTTATTAGTGTTCCTTTAGCACTAATTCTTTTAACTACTGCAAATACTTATTTTGAAATTAAAAGACTTATAAAATGGGTAAAATAATTATAATAATTGCCATTTGGGAACTAATAAAAGAAATTGTAAAAAGAATAATAGAACGAACATTATGATAGCGAGTGGAACCGAAAATGCGAGACCAATAAAAATGATTGACATAGAAACAAAAGAAGTTACCATATTTAAAAGCATAGCTTATGCAGTTAGAACAACCAAAGTAAACGAGTATGCTTTAAGGCAAGGATTAAGCCCATTAAAAAAGAAGCGATTTGAGGTTAATGGTCGAACTGTTGTTTTTCGCATACATAACCCCTAACTTTGTCTTATGGCATTAACTCCATTACCTAAGCTATTAGAAAAAACACAAAAGGTGATTAACGCATACGTTCGCAAAAGAGACGAAGGTTTGCCTTGTATATCTTGCGGAAGTCAAAATGCAAATCAAGCAGGACATTATTTTCCAGTTAAAGGCTATTCTGCTTTAAGGTTTAACGAATGGAATATAAACCTACAATGTGCTGGGTGCAATATGTATAAGCACGGAAATCAAGCTATGTATAGAATAGGCTTAGTAAACAAGTTAGGAGAACCTGCGGTTAAAGGATTAGAAACAATAGCAACAAGAGTTAAGGTTTACAAATGGTCAAGAACTGAATTAAACGAATTAATAGAAAAATATGGCGAAGGCAAATAACTCAAATAAAGTCAGCTTTGGGAAACGCAAGTGCGGAAAGTACAAAAAGACATCTGGTCCTAAGGACAAACCAGTAAAACCATATAATAGACAAGGGCGATGAAAAATACTTGTGCAAAAAGAAAATACAAATGTAAATGCGGCACTATCAATGAGTGCTATGTTTGGCAAAATGATTTACAAAAGCATTACTTAAAATGTAATAAATGTAGTGAGTTAATAGGTTATGACAATATACTTAAAGAAGTTAAACCACAATTACATTCTATTAGAACTGACACAAAAAACCGATAATGGACATAAATCAAATTAGACCTAATCCAAATAATCCAAGAACAATTGGCAAGAATGAATTTGCCAAATTGGTAAAATCTATTCAAGATGATCCAAAGCTATTAGAAGCCAAACCTTTAATACTTGATGAAAACAATATAATCTTAGGAGGCAATCAAAGGTATCGTGCTTGTTTAGAATTAGGTATTCAAGATGTGCCAGTTATTGTTATGCCAAATCTTACCCCAAGAGAAAAACAAAAATTACTTGTAATAGATAATACCCATTATGGAGATTGGGATATGGAAATGTTAGCTAACGAAGATTGGCAATTGGAAGATTTAAACGATTGGGGAGTAGATGTTGACTTTCTTGTACCTACAATTGACGAACCTAAAAAGATTGATAATACTAAAAGTGGAACTATCTGCCCAAATTGTGGTGTATCTTTGTAATTGATTAGAAATTGATTAGAAAAAATGGCAAACGAACAAAATTTAATACCAGCTAAGAAAGGCGAAGTAAGAAACCCAAACGGAAAGCCTAAAGGAGTGCTTAACTCAAAGACAAGATTACTAAGACTACTTGAATTAGTTACTAAGGTAAGAAACCCAGTAACTGGAGAGGAGGAGGAATTTAGCATAGCAGAGCAATTAGATATGCAGATTATTGCTAAGGCAAGAAAGGGAGACCTTAAAGCCTATGAGATAATTTTAGACCGATTAGAAGGTAAGCCTAAGCAATCAACAGAGGTAGAGGTTAGCGGTGGAGTAAACATAACTTGGGAGGAGAAAAAAACTTACGTTGGAAATACTGGTAGCCTATAATGGAATTATCAATAAAACAAACCATAGCCTTAGATTTACTTGAAGATAAAACCACAAATGAGATTTTATTTGGCGGTGGGGCTGGTGGTGGCAAGACTGCATTAGGTTGTTACTGGCAGTTAAAGCAAAGACTAAAATACCCAAACACAAGAGGCTTAATAGGTCGTGCCGTACTAAAGACACTTAAAGAAACTACATTAGTATCGTTCTTTCAAGTGGCAAAGATGCAAGGCTTAGAAGCTGGTAAGCATTACAAGTACAATGGGCAAATGAGCCAAATAGAGTTATTTAACGGCTCAATAATTCTACTTAAAGACCTTTACGCTTACCCTTCCGATCCAAACTTTGATGAATTGGGTTCTTTGGAGATTACAGATGCATTTATAGACGAGGCTAACCAAATAGAAGATAAAGCACGAAATATCATAAAGTCAAGAATAAGATACCAGCTTGACGAAAACGATTTAATACCTAAAGTGCTTTACACTTGTAACCCAGCTAAGAACTGGACATACTCGGAATTTTATAAGCCACAAGTAGACGGCACAATAGCAAACAATAAACAATTTATTCCATCGTTAATTGACGATAACCCATTTATATCAAAGCATTACAAACAAAACCTTTTAACCTTAGACACAGTTTCAAAGGAGCGTTTGCTATTTGGTAACTGGGAATATTCAAATGATCCATCAACTTTAATAGACTATGACAAAATTCTTGATGCTTTCAATAGCGGCTATTTACCTAATGGCACACGTTACATTAGTTGTGATGTTGCACGTTTCGGCAGCGATTCTACTGTTATTGGTATATGGGATGGTTTTAGGGTTAAACTTTATCAGTATCAAGGCAAGTCAGTTGTGGAAGTGGCTAACATCATAAAACAATTTCAAGCAGAGTTTCAAATACCCAATTCACAAGTGGTGGTGGACTCCGATGGGGTAGGCGGTGGAGTTGCCGATATGATTCAAGGTTGCAAGAACTTTGTCAATAATAGTTCTCCATTAGAAAACCCAGTAACAAGACAAAAAGAAAACTTTGATAACCTAAAGTCGCAATGCTATTACAAGTTAGCAGAGTACATAAACGACAACAAAATCTTTATTAACGCAACTGGCACAATCAAAGAAAAGATAATACAAGAGTTAGAACAAGTCAAACAAAAGTCAGTAGATAACGATGGCAAAAAAGGAATAATTCCAAAAGACAAAGTAAAAGCATTGATAGGTCGTTCACCAGACTTTAGCGATTGTCTTGCTATGAGAATGGTTTTTGAATACAAGCCAAGATTTGAAGTGAGCGTATTCTAATATAAAATCTTTAACTTTGACTAAAATATACACAAATGGGATTATTTGACTTCTTGAAGAAAAAACAGAAGCTAAACACTATTTTGCCAAACATACCTTTCAACGGACAAGTAGCAATACAACAAGGCATCGTAACTTGGCAAGGTGGCGATAATATTAGTTTCGTAAACGAAGGCTATCAAGCAAACGATATAGTTTATTCAATTGTTAAGCTAATTACTGATAAAACAAAGATTGCCCCTTGGCACGTTTACAAAGTAGTTGATGAAGTTTCAGCAAAGAAATATAAGGCTTTAATCAGCCAACCAGATAAGATTGAAAACTGGAAAGAAGTAAATAATTTACACAAGAAAGCATTTGAGTTATATACTGGCGATGCAAGACTTAACGAGTTACTAAAATACCCTAATGAAGAAGATACTTGGGGTGATTTGGTTGAGGCTTGGGCAGGTTTTAAGTTAATTACTGGAAACTCTTTCGTTTATGCAAAAATGATTGAAGGTGGGAACAATAACGGCAAACCTTACGAATTGTTTGTACTTCCATCTCAATATATGTACATCTTAGCAAACACATTAGAGTTCCCTCCTACAATAGCAGGTTATCAGTTGAATTACGGACCATTATGGAACTTTACGAAACAAGAAATATTACAAGATAAATACTTTAACCCACAATGGAATACTACTGGCAATCAATTATATGGACAATCTCCTTTGATGGCTGCTGCGAGAAACTTGACTCGTTCGAACGAAGCCAAGACTGCTGCGGTTGCATCTTTCCAGAATGGCGGTCCAGCTGGAGTTCTTTTTATGAACGATGAACGCTTTGATCCAATAAGTGGAAGCCAACAAGCACAAGCCCTTAAAAGAGCGGTTAGTGAGAAAGGCGGAGCGGCTAACTTTAATTCAATTGCGGTCAGTGGTTATAAAGTAGATTGGAAACAAATAGGATTAAGTCCGGTAGAACTTGACATTATTGAAAGTGAGAAGTGGGATATGAAAGCACTTTGCAATATTTACGGAGTACCGGCACAATTATTAAACGATAGCGAGAATAAGACTTACAATAACCAAAGAGAAGGCGAAAAGGCTTTGACTTTACGTTGTGCTTTGCCTTTGTTGATTTCAATGCGTGATAACATCAATAGAAAGTTGCATAGCGATTGGGGTTACAGAGGTTCCAATATTTACGTTGATTTTGACGCATCTGTTTACGGAGAATTAGAAGCTAACAAAGCAGAGCAAGTAGAATGGTTAGATAAAGCGTGGTGGATTGCTCCTAAGCAAAAGATGGATATTATGGGATTAGAAATTCCAAGTTATATTCCAGAAGAAGAAATGGAGAAACTTTACATCCCAAGTTCTTTGCAACCAGTTGACGACTTCCAACCATTAAACTTACCAAATGAATAGTCAAGAGTTAATTGATAGTTTATTTGATCTAAAGGTTGAGTTAAAAGCCGACCTAAGCGAGATAATAGACGAAGCTTATTCTAAGTATCACAACATAGTAAATATGTCTTATTCGGAGTTAAAGGCTTGGAGCGAAACAGACTGCTCTAAGTTAGCTTCATTAGATAGAAGCCCAATAACAAGAAACTTGAACCTACTTAGCAAGAAGAAAAGCGAATGGGGTGCAAATGAGGTTAAGTCAGCTAATAGAACGATAAGTTTTGTTAGCCGAATGAAGAATATGGAACAAGGAGAACCAGTATCTAAAACCTGCCCATCTAAAAGGGATATATCTCTAAAGAATTGGGCTTACAATCCAAATAAATAAAATGAATAACTACGCAGAAAAATTTATTAAATTATCTAAATATTTAATAGAAGAAATCAAAAAGACAACTGGTATTAACAAAGCAGGAAACACTTTTGCGAACGCTAAGGTAGATGCTGGTAAAGTTAAAAGACCACAATCTTGGACTCCGCCAACAATTGATCAAGAGAATAAGTTTATAGAGGAGAACGGATGGGCGGCTTATGGCAAATGGCATTTAGGTATTGATGCAAATGCAGACCCAGAAACTAAAGCACATTGGCACTACATTTATACGAGTGATTTTGAGAATGTAGATAGAGCAGGTTTAATCGCTATTAGACAAAGAGCAGGTCAGCAAAAACAAGTTGATGTATTTGAAGCAGCAGGAAAGTTATTAGAGAAAATTGATGCCTAATGATTTGGCAAGATTATAGGAAGCTATATTTAAACGCACTAAAGACCTATTCGCCTAAGTTCAAGAAAGAACTACAAAAGCAAGTAGATACGTTTTGTCGTACCCAAGATTATGCTGCAATATCTTCTAAAGGCATTTCTAAGACTATTAAGCAGCTTCACGTTGCTTTAGGTACAAAGATGGCTACTGCAACAAATAAGTCCGTTAAAAAGGCTACAAAAGGCTTTTATGAGCCATTTGAAATAAAAATGAGCCAAACGGATATTTATTCCTATGTTATTCTTCAATTTTTAGAAAGACAAGGGGTAAGCCAAATAGCAGACGAAATCACCAACACAACTATCAATCAAATTGCTGCATACCTACAAAAAGGCTTTGAGCAAAACTTATCTATTCAAGAGTTAATACCAATGCTTAGACAAGCTGGGATAACTGACTTTAGAGCGGAGTTGATAGCAAGAACAGAAACTGGAAGGGCTGCTAACTTAGGTGCGATGGTTGGAGCGACTGCAACTGGCTTAGTAACTGTTAAAGAATGGATTTCAGCAAGAGATGCAAGAACCAGAAGGATGCCGCCAAGTTATGCTGACCATCTTGTTATGGATGGAGTTAAGGCAAACTTTGATGAACCTTTTAAAGTTCCTACAAGTCCAAAGGCAAAAGGTGGAACTCATATCGGAAATGTAGAATTAATGATGCATCCATGCGATAGCGGAGCAAGTGCTGCTAATACTTGTAATTGTAGATGTACTGTTGCGTTCGAGGCTCAAAGAGATGCAAACGGAAAACTAAAAACATTTGACACAAACCCTCCAAAAGGAGATATGGGTTTCATTTGGGCAACGCTTGGAAATATAGCAGGAATACAAATTGGTAATTTAATAGCAGAAGCATTACAATAATAAAAAAATTAATAACTTTGTTTTATGAGTAAAATTGAACAAAAGGGATATGATGAAATGATTTTAGACATAACCCCAGAAACAAGAACAGTTAAAGCGTGTTGGTCAAGAATTGGTAATGTGGATTTAGACGGCGATATTATTGTTGCTGATGCGTTCACAAAGACAATTAAAGAAAGAGGACCAGCAGGGAAGAACATGATTTGGTCTTTAGTAGATCATAAAGCAGATATGGCACATACTTTAGGTAAGCCTAAAGAATTGTACATTGAAGGTGATATGCTTGTAGCTGTTACTGACTTGATAGAAACAGAGTGTGGCGAAGATGCAATCAAATTGTACGAAGCTGGTTTAATCAACCAACACTCAATCGGTTTTACTACATTAAAAAGCACAGTTGACCAAAAGACTGGAGTTAGAACAATCACAGAGTTAAAACTTTATGAAGGTTCAGCGGTACTTTGGGCAGCAAATCCAGAAACTCCAACATTGGGTTTCAAGAATGAATTTAAACAAAACAAGGAAGTATTATCTTTGCGTTTAGAAAACTTGATTAAGGCATTTAGAGGTGGAACCTTTACGGATGACACTTTTGCTTTAATGGAGATTCAAATAAAACAAATACAAGCTGCATTATTAGAACTTGAAGTTGTTGAAACTATCACTCAACCCGCTTTAGCAGTTGAGCCGACCCCAGCACCAGAGGAGAAAAGTAATGAAGAAGTATTGAAAGCAATCAAACATTTTAACAATCTATTTAAAAAGTAAAAATGGAAAATTTAATTAACGAAATGGCTGAAAACCTTAAAGGTTTCCAAGCTAATGCAGAAGCTCAAATTAAAGAAGTAGCTGCACAAGTAACTGTTGTAAAAGACGAGTTACAAAAACAAATCGACTCTCAATTAGCTGCTCAAAAGAAAGCTGCTAAGAAAGAAGTAAAGCACATTGACGAAGTTATCATGGAGAAATTAGATGGCAACTTTGATGCAATGGAAAAGTCTTTAAAGTCTAATGGTAAGTATCGTTTAGATTTATCTGACGTTAAAACAATGACTTTATCTGGTAACTTAACTGGTGATGCACAAGCGTCTTACGCTCCAAACCCAGCTATCCAACCAGCACAAAGCATTAACTTTAGAGATTTGATCCCAACTGTAAGAAGCGAAAGCGGATTGTATGTTTACTATCGTGAGAACGCTGGTTTAACTAACAACATCGCTAACCAAACAGAAGGTAACGATAAAGGTGAGAACAACTACTCATTAACTGAAGTTAAAGTTGTAAACGACTACTTAGCTGGTTTCTCTACTTTCTCTAAGCAAATGTTGAAGTCTTTACCTTTCATGACTCAAACATTACCAAGAATGTTACAAAGAGATTTCTTTAAGGCTGAGAACGCTGCATTCTTCACAAGTGTATCTGGTGCTGCAACTGGTTCTACTACAACTGCGGAAACTAACGACTTGTTACAATTGATTGATTACATCGGTAACCAAAAGACTGCAAACTTCGTTCCTTCTTATGCTTTAGTTAGCCAAACACAAATGGGTCGCTTATTGAAAGCTACTGTTGCTGCTGGTTACTATGCTGGTAACGGATCTGTAATCGTTTCTCCTAACGGCGGTATCACAATCTGGGGTGTTCCAGTTGTATCTGCTTCTTGGGTAACTGATGACAAAGTATTAATCTTTGACGCATCTTACTTAGAGCGTGTTGAAGTTGAAGGTTTAGCTATCGAGTTCTCTTATG